CGGCAATTTGCGCCCCGCCGATGGTGCAAGCGCCGGAGTTGATCAGCAACAGGGGATTAAAAGCCCAAACGTTGCCGCTGCCGGAATCCGCCTGAATGGCCGCGTAGAGCGCCACCTTGTTTTTGGCCGTTGGCACCGTTGCCGCCGCGCCCGTGTTCGACACGAAGTTGACCGCAAGCGAAAACTCGTCTTCCGTGCTGCTGGTCGTCGTGCCGCTGATCGAGTTAAACGACAACAGAGACGGGTTGCCAATCGGTAGGATGGTTTCCGCCGCCACCGATGACGTGGAGGTGAACGCCGGCACCGTCAGGCGCCCAGTCATCGTATCGCCCGCCTTGGCCACCGCGCCGAGAACCGAAAGGGTGGCTACACCAGTCTCTTGGTCCCACGCCTGATTGCCCAGCGAGTCCGTCACCACCTGCCGATACAGCCCATCGCCGTAGATGACCGCGCGCCCGGCCGCGTCCAGCACGATCGGATTGCTGTTCACAATCGTGCCAGACTGATCCTGATAGGTGTTCTTCGGCGTGCTGGTGCCGGGCACGAAATGATAGACGTAACCCCCCGCCAACGGATTGCCGCTGGCGTCAATGAATTGGGTTTCGCCGTTGGGAAGCGGTAGGGCCATGCGGGGAGGCTCCAGGAGGACGGTATGGCGTGGTTGATCGGCCTAGCGTTGACGGCTGGGCTTCTCTGGCTTTGTTCGAAAGGGCATGGCATCGGCCGCGTCGCCGCGTGGCTCGCGTTTACGGGCGTCGGATGCTTTGCGTGGGCAATGAACCTAGAAGCGCAGTTCGGACGCATCCCGGCGGATGGCCGGGCGGAAGGCGGTTATCTCGTGATTGCCGGGCTGGCGTGGGTGCTGGCCAGCGTGCCGGGGTGGTTATTGCGGAGGCGGGCGGAGGCGGCCCTCGCCAAAATTGAAGGCGCGGTCTAGCCCCTTTGCTAGTTTGTTTTGTTCGGACGCTGCTTTGATGCCGCTGAAGACAAGCGAAGCGCCGGGAACGCCAGACGCCAGCATACCAACCCCTTCGACTAACCCGCGCCCGCCAACGTTTTTGACGTAATCCATAAACAACGGCATGCTGTCCGATCCACGCGCCTTGGCCAAATCTTCCGCCGAAGCCACGGAACGAAGATCATCACGCAAGCGCCAAAGCATCTCCATCTTCTCAGGGGAAATGGATTGCGCCCCGTTGGGATACGATGCGTTGCGGTCGTTCACGATGCTATCCATCATCCTTTGCACGCCAGGCACCGTCAGGTTGCGGTTGCGCATGGCGTCGTTGGACGCTTCGATGAGGTATTTCATTTCATCAATTGGTTTTGAAGCCTCTCGATATTTGGCCAAATAGTCTGCAAACCCGGAAGCCGCCGACTCGATTTGCTTATCCAGCACGTCGCGAATTTGGATCAATTCGCTTTTTGCAAGCTTTGCATACTGGCTTTCTTGAGTCTGCTTGCCTTCCAGCAAAGAATTGATTTCTTTGCGGACGCCGTAAAGCTGCTGCGGGTCGGTAAACGGCTTGCCTGTCCTTTTGTCCGTCATCCTATCAACCACATGCTGCACAGACTTTTCAACCGCGCTTTGACGCCCAGAGGGGCTGTCTAGGATTTCTTGCGCTTTGGTGAAAATTGGCGTCGTGTCGGCTTCACCCGCGTTGCGCCACACATTGGGCAAATCTCGCTCAATGATGGTGTCGCGCTGCTGCATCATGCGCTCAAGGATGTTGGGATTCCCTGCCGTATCCTTGAGAAACTCCATGCGGATTTCGTTGTTTTTCCGCTTGGCTTCTTTGAATCGAGCCCCTTGCTGCGCTTCCATCAACTTTTCGTTGCGCGCAATATTGGGGTCCTGCATGATTTCCGCTTCAGTGCGGATGATGCCGGGAATGTATTCGTTGAAATCCGGCCCCATTGGATGGGGTTCCGTCAGCTTTTCAGATTCCGCCGCCCATCGCGCATTGTTGCTTTCGCGCGCGGACATGCTCGCTTCAGCATCCGTCGCCGCCGCAGCGCCAGCCGAACGGCGCCCGCCCATCGCCGCGTCATCGGCCGCCGGGGCCATGGTCGCGCCGGGCGGCAGGAACTCAGGGGGGGCGACAGGAGCCGTAGGGGCGGCCGCCGGAGGCCGCTGCACACCCGGCGGCATAAATTCCGGCGCGGGGTTGGCAGGCGCCGAATCCGCACGCATGTAGATCCGCGGCTTGTCAGGCAATGGCACGTATTCAGGCGCGGCAGGCGCAAGGCGGTTGGGTTGCCGTGGCGCACCGCCGGGGAGCGCGCCCATGAACGCATCCGGCATGGCGGCAAGATCGCGCCCAAGCTGCGGTTGGTCGATTTCCGCACCCGCCTGCGCAACGCCAGCCTGCGCACCCCGGAACAAGCCACCAGCCAACCGCAACGCCAACTCACCACCCGTCGCAAGCGGGTCGATAACCAACTTGTTCGCGCGCTGTAGCAGGGTTCCGCCGCCGGCTGCCGGGGGATAGACGCCCAACCCCTCCATGACCGGCGTGACAAGCGGCGGCATGGGCTGCGATCCCTCGCGAAACCCCTGCGCGGCGGCGGAACCGATATTGCCGGCGCTGGCCGCGATATCGCCAACGGTCGTGCCCGTCTCCACGGCAGTAGACGAACGCGTGCCGAGATCCGCGCGGCGCCGGAAGGCTTGGCCGCGATCCGGCATAACGGGGTTGTCGGGGTCGCCCTGCTGGCGCTTGTCCGTAGGCGCGGGCTTATCTTCCGTAATCGGCGCGATGGCTTTCAGAAAATCATCATCGCTGATGGTCGCGCCGGGCGCAGTTGTGGCGGGCTTCGCGCCGCCGCCGATGGCTTTCAGAAAGTCATCATCTGACATGACACCGGAAGCGCGACGATCTGCCACAGGGCCTAACCTCTCGAAATGCGCTTTGACGGCAGGCACGTATTTAAGCGTTTCGTCAGGTAGCGCGCCGCCCTTAAGGAAAGCGTCAACCCGCCCCGGCCCTGCGTTGTAAGCCGCTAGTGCAATTTCGGGGTGCTTGTAACGATCCAGCATCTGCGACAGGTATTTGGCGCCGCCGTAGATGGACTGTTCGGCGTTCGTCAGGTCGGTTACGCCGAGGTCTTTCGCGGTGCCCGGCATAAGCTGCATGACGCCAACGGCGCCGGCCCGGCTGCGAGCGTTCGGGTTGCCGCCGCTTTCCTGCGTGGCCACCGCGCGCAACAGGCGCGGGTCAACGTTCCATTCGCGGGCTGCCGCTTCGAAAATTGGCCCGTGGCTATCGACCGACAAGGCCATTTTCCTTAGCCCAAGTCCAAGCCTTTTTGATGGCTGCGTTGTCGGCTTTGTTCAGGTTCTCGAAGAACGTCCGTTGCTGTTCCCCAGTCATCCGCAGCATCTGGAATACGCGCGGGTCAAGGTTTTTTGCCTGCTGCTCAAAGCCGGCTTGGTCCGCCTTGTCCGGCCATTGCGCCGCCAGCGTGGCGCGGGCCTTGTTGTAGTCGGCGTTGCCGCGAAGCTGGCTGAGGATCAAGCGCGCGCCTTCTGGCGTGAGGGTGCTTCCGGGGTTAGCGGATTGGGTCACAGCAAGCCGCGCATCCGATCCGGCGCCCTGTGCGTCGGCAATTTGTGCCGCCAACTTGTCAAAAGACTCGTTCGCCGCCACCGACTTTTCATCAATGCCGAACGCCCGCGCCACAGGCGCAGCAAACCGCAACGTCGCCTTCTGGAAGTTCTTGATGCGGTCCTGCCCGGTGCCCGAAGCGAACTGCGCAATCTCGGTTTCCATGTTGCCCAAGATGGCGTCTTGCGCTTGTGCGGCAACGCCTTGGTCCGCAATCTGGCTGAAGCGTGCGGCCCCCTGTGCGCCCGTGGCCGCCTGTGCCGCAGACTGCGCCGGGCCAAGGCCGGTCGTAACTTGTCCGGTTGGCGACGCCAACGGAGGCGCGGCAGGGTTTGCGGGGTTGCGCAGCGCAGGCGGCAAGCGCCCATCCCCAAGCGGAGAACCCGCCGCAGGGCCAGCGAGGTTTGAGGGCGTGACGGCGCCAAGCGGCAGCGTTGTGGGGGCGCCACCGGGGCCGGGGGGGCCGGGGACGCGCGAGGCAAGTTCGCTGCGGCTAAGGAATTGCGGCACACCCTGCCCCGCTGGCGTGAAACCGCCGCCCATCATAGGATCACGAACAATCCCAGGCTGCACCGTCTGGTTGTCCGACATGACGCCCGGTTGGCCATAGATGCGGGACAGCGCCGTGTTTGGATCAATCCCCATCAACGCGAACTGCTGCACGCGGCCCATCAAATCCTGTGGGGTTTTCGTCGCCGCGATGCCTTGGTAAAGCTGATCAGCCGTGCCTTTATCAAGCGTGCCGTTGGCCACCGCAGAGCCAATGCCGACGTACAGCGCTTCCACGACGCGCGATGCACTCGCCGGGTTCTGCGGGTCGTATTCCTTAAGCGCCGGGATGGCGATGCCGCCAAGCGCACGCATGCGGGTTGCCGCGAGCGCCTGTTGCTGCGTCTCTAGCGACTGGCCTAGCAGCTTGTTTTGCGCAAAGGCATTGGCGATACCCGCCACCTGACCAACCTGCTGCAACGGATTGGGAGGCGCGGCAACGCCAGTGCCGGCTTGCAGGGCGATGCTGGGGTCAAGTGCCATTACCGCCACGCCCCCAGCTTATTGAGCATCGAATACGTCTGATACAGGTTCGCTGCGTTGTTGATGCCGCCCACAATCGCATTCGTGCTGCCAATCGTGCCCGCCGCCGAAGCGTTCGCGCCGGAAGTCAAGTTATTTCCGGCATTCTGCGCCGCCTGCACACCGAGTTGCCCGGTGTTCCCCGCAGCATTGGCGCCAACCTTCGTCAACTCAAGCAGCTTGTTGTAGGCGTTCGTCTTGTTCAGTTGGTCAATGTCAAACTGCGTTTTGTAGGTGCTATCCGCCAACCCCGTTGCGAAATTGGCCGCCCCCTTGAGCGCCGCGCCGCTGATGCCAAGCCCCTTCGCCGCCGCTGCGTTCTGAACCGATTTGAGCCCCTGATCGCGGGTGAACTGGTAGCCGGGCGTTGCCTCTAGCGTGGCCTGGTTCGGGGTAAACGGTGCCGTCAGTTCCTTCAGGCGGTTGATGATCTCATCGCCGCCTTTGGTCCCATACGCGCGGTATGGCGCCAGGTCTTCGCGGGTCTGGCCGAACTGCTGCATCTGCAATTCGGCAGCATTTCGCGCCGCAGCGGCTTGCGTGTCGGCAGCATCGCGCGCTGCGCCGGAGGACACCAGCCCACCGACAAGCGACACGCCGCCGCTGACAAGCGCGGAGATGGGGTCAAATACCGCCGTCTCGTAGAAACTGGCAGGACCGGCGCTAAACTTCATTCCACCGCTCCACCGGAATCAGGACACGCCCCGCACGCTCCACAGGCTGGCCCAGCGCAAAACCCAGCCACCGCAGCCACCGCAGCGACTTGCCGTATTCAACGGCAACCATCGTCTTGAGGCAGACAAACATTTGCAGCATCAAACCGACCTGGCGCCGGGTTTCGCGGAGGTAGAACTTCTTGGCCCGCTCAACTTGCGGCGTAGCCATCATCCAAACCTTGCCGATCACATGATCGTCATCGGGGATCACGCCACCCACGAAAGCCGGCACGCCATCAACCACGCCCGCGAACGTGTGAACTGATTGCGAAATGGCATGATCCAGCACGCGCCGCCCGCCCACCCGCTCCAAGTCCGCGCGCTCCGCCTCGCCCATGGCAGCGAGGAACGCAGACAACAGGCCGGGCGTGATGGGTTCAACCGTCGTCACGAGGTAAACCCGGAAGCCGCGATGTTGACCACCGCAGCCGTTGACGCCAACGCCTGCAAAGTCTCGCCCGGTGCCAGCACAAGGTTTGCACATTCCGGCGCAACGTAGGCTTGGCCGGCGGACAAACTGTATGCGCTGATAATCCGGTTGCCCGTGGTGGCGCTGCCACCACTTGGCACGCGATGCACCGTGATCGTGCGAGCCGCCACGTCCGTATTCGTGAAAATCACGGCTTTGATAATCACGGTCGTGTTTGCCGCTGCGGTCACGTAGGCAGCCGCCGAAGCGGTCAACGTGCCGGCGCCAAGGTTTGCGGGAGCAATTGTCGCCATGTGTCAGGCCACCATCAGTGAAATCATCATCGGGTCATTCTCAGGCACGCGCGGGATATCGCCGGCTGATACCGCCTGCCAGACGGCGCTTTCCGTTGACGGGACCGCAGCCACGTCACCCAGCGCCGCACCTAGCCATGCGGCAGGTTCCGGGTTGGATGCTGGTACCACGTCACCCAGCGCCGCACCCAGCCACGCGGGAGCCTCGGGGTTTGCTGGCGGCACCACGTCGCCTAGCGCCGCACCTAGCCACGCGGGAGCCTCGGGGTTCGCTGGTGTCATTACGTCGCCCAGCACCGCGCCCAGCCACGCGGCGGGCTCCGGGTTCGCGGCTGGCGTCACGTCAGACATTTTCAACGTTTCAACCACGTCATCGATGGTTGACGTAGCCGGCGCGCCGCCGGTTCGTTCCCAAATCGAGTAAAAGAACCGATACCACGCTGGCGTCATCACGCCGCTTCGCGGGTCCACGAACGCGGTCATGCGTTGCGGGACGCCTTGCCCTACGCCGCTCACTGCTCCGCCTCCGCCATTACAAAAGCCCCGTTCAACGCCGTGCGAACCGGCGCCGACCAGAACACCTCAAACACCCGATCCCGCGCCATCCCAAGCCGCTGATAGTGGATGGACTTGTAGAACTCGCCGGTTGCGCCAAAGTCGTCTTCAATCGGGTTCGACCACGTTTGCCCGCGCGTGTCGGAATACCGCAGATACAGCTTGGACGGCGCCACGTAGGACAACCCGTCATCCGCGCCGAGGAACACCGGGATTACGTCAGGCCCCAGCGCCGTATCCGCCACCACATCGGGACCAATCGCCGGGCCGCTTGGCACCGCAACGGTTGAGCCCACGTCGCGCCCAACTTCCATATCAACCAAGAACTGCTTGTAGAACACGCGCCCGCCTTCATGGCCCATGTGCGGGAAGCCCCGGCGGCGCAGGATCGGCGCGCCGTTGTCGGTGTAGAGGTTCAGGTCATACGCATACAGTTGACCCGTCTGCCAATCCTGCACCACGGTTTCGTTGTAAGCGTAGGCATGGGCAATCGCCCGGTGCCGATGTTCTCGCCCGTCTCCGTCAAGCCACATGCGCTCGTGCCACTGGCCGGAGACGATATCGAGACACCACGTCTTGTCGGCCGTGGGAAACGTCACTTGGTAGAACTGGTGGCCTTCCTGCTGGTAGGTAAAGCCAATCGCATCCGCAACGGTTGAGTATCCCGCCAGCGCCGTTTCGATGGCGTGAGTTGATACCCTCTTGGACTGGTAGCCTTGGCCGGTCACGATGACGCGCCCGCCCTGCTGATCCTCAGACACCCAGAACAAAGCATCGCCCATCTGCGCCACGCTGTATTTCGCCGCGCACCCGTGCTGGATAAACACGCCGTTCATGATCTCATACGGGAAGTTGGCCGCGGCGCTGTTGATCCAGACTTCCGAGGTCCGCTCGCCCAACAACCAGATTTCCCGATGCACGACAGCCGCCGTTGACAGCAAATCCGACGCGCCAATCTTAGTGGCGAACCAGAGCGGGTCAAAGGTCGTCGCGTTGCTATCCCCAACGTAGAATTGGCCCGTGTTGGGCTTGGAGAACACAAAATAGGTGTCCACAAAATCCACGCGGGGCGAGCCGTAGAACGACGGGTCAGCCACCGCCGCGAAAGCGTTTGTCGCCAGTTGCACCGTGTAGCCGCTGCCTTCGCCACCAACGACAAAGAGCGTCGTCTGATTATCGGCCATGCCCACAGGCACCGTAAAGTCACCCGTCATCGTGCCTACGGAGGTCCATTCCCATGCGCTGTTGACGGTGTAGAGCGTGCGGCCAACGACGGCATACAGCGCGCCGTTGCTGGCCCTGTAGAGCCCCCTGCCCTGCCCCGCCGTAGGTGGCGACGACAGCGCCCGCAAGCCCGGCGTGGGATAGTAGGTGAACGGCATAGGCGCGTCTTCGGGGTTATTTTCCGCGTAGAGGTTGACGCTGCGCTGGCACGACGCGATGACGCTTCGGGCAACGTAGGCGCCGGTTTTTAGGGCTACGCGCATTTAGGCAAACGCCCACGCGGGCGACGGTTGAACGCCTGCTCGCTGTAGGTTGCCCATCGACAATTCCCCGGTTCGTAATTGCCGTTCCCGTCGATGCGGTCCAACGTCAAGCCGGGCACAAACGATGGCCCCATATCCTGCCAGAACGCAGAGAAATCTTGCCATCTGTCGCAAACGACGATGCCGCGCCCACCGTAAAGAGAATACCCTTTGTGTTTCGGGTTGCTGCATCTTTGCCGCATACCATGCCAAACCACATATTGTGGGGTGCGTGCCATTCCATGTTTTGTGCGAAGTTGGCTGATCCGTGTTGATTTGGTACAGCCACACGAAACCGACTTCCCATTCACAAGCGACGAATACGCCACATCTCGCACGGTGCCGCAGTCGCACCGGCAATTCCATCTTGTTTGCCGGCAATTCTTGAACATTCTGCGCTCTCCAACCGCTTGCGCGGTCCAAAAGCCAAAACGCTGTCCCGTAAGGTCGTTCTTTGGTTTCATGAATAAGTTGTATCATCAACCTATTCTTTCATCAACGAAAATTGTCGCTATACACATTGTATCTACGCCCCGGCGTCGGGATGCCCATCGGCATCCGCGCCATCGGAACCTGAATGTTCGGCCCCCGCACCGCCCCCAGCGATGCCGCAGCAAGCCGGGCGATAGCGGCGCTTTCGCCTAGGCCATACATCGGACGCACCCGCACCGCGCCATTCCAGCGCATCGCGTTGATGTATGCCGGCGGAAAGGCAATGTCGGTCGTGAGGTTGGGGAAATGTGCGAAAGGCTGCTTGAGGGTCAGATGCAGTTCGCCAATGCCTGACTGCGGCAAAGGCCACGGATAGAAGTTGCCCAGCGGATACGCGGCGTCATACCAATACCACGACGGCCAAGCGCCCTGAGACTTCAGGGCAATCCGGTTGTAATCCTCCCGCGATCCGATATCGCCCAACACATAGTCAACGTTGGGCGTCGAAATGGTCGAACGGAAGAACGCGGCTTGCACTTGATCGGGCCGCGTGGTGTCGATATCTCCACCCGGCCCGACAGTGTAGAATTGCGCGCCTGTGACCGGAACCGACACGTCAACGAGATGATAGACAAGCCACCGCTTTGTGGCCCATTCGTCCAGCATCATGTTCAACGTGTCGAGAACGTCGTTCAGGTCTTCGGCGCGCGGTGTCTGGCCAACGCCGTTAACCCCGGCATCGCGCAGAATCAGCGTGATCAATCGCACAGGAGTTATGACACCAACTCCTCAATAAACGCGTTGTGCTTGCGCATGTTTTCCGATGCCTCAATCACGCGCAAATTAGTTGCTACGTGCAAGCCGCAAACGGTTTTGCCAGCAAGCGGGATGATGTGGTCCACATGATGTAGTTTCCCACTGGAAACCGTGATCCGGGTAGCGTCGGCGTAAACTTGCCGGATTGTTTTCATGTCAGCCCAAGCTGGGACCGCCCGCTTTTGGCGCAATTTACGCGCCTTAATGCAGGCAAGATGCGTGCCGGGGTTCCGTTTCCGATTGGCTAGATTGTAGGCTCGCAGCTTTTCAGGGTGAGCCTTATAGTATTGCGCCACCCGCGCTCGCTTGGCGGCCTTTCCGTGCGCGCTGCTTTCGTGCTTTCGGCGGTTTGCGGCCATTTTCGCCGCAATTTCGGGGTCGGCACGACGCAACCGATCTTCTTCTCGCCGTTTCTCAATGTTTTTGGCGTTCCAAGCGCGCTTTGTAGCTAGCGCTTTCTCGCGGTTTGCGGCGCGCCAAGCCCGCTGAGTCTCACGATTGTAGCGACGTTTTGCTTCAACCGCAGTCTCAGCGGGGGTCATGGCGTCGGATCAGTTCGACAGGATGCGGCAGGCGATCTCAGGCCGGATGGCCCGATAGCCGTAAAGCACCTCGATACGACACGGGAACTGGTCGTTATTGATGTCGTAGGCGCGGACGACACGCATCGAGATACCCTCCTGCACCTTCCGGCCAGCAAAGTGGACGCCATCGGGAAGCGGCAGGTCGGCAGTCGCGAAGGCGAAGGCGTCCTTGTGGTAAACCACGCTCTGCTGCGTGGTGGCAGACGCAGTGCCGACGAACGTAATCGCCTGATTGTCCGCAGCGCCGTTGCTCACGTTCTGGTAGGGGCCAGTGGCCGTGATTGCCGGAGAAATCGAGATGGTGCCCGCGCCGCCCGCATACGCCGCAGCTACAACGAACTGCTGAAGAATGCCGGTGGACACCTTCGTTTCCGGGTGCACGCGGAACACGCCGCCGATGGTGAACACATCACCCGCCGCCGCTGCGTTCGCGCCGGTATCCACAACCAGGCTCGCGCCCGTCTGCGCAACCGCCGCGTTCGTCAGATACGCGGCGTTGCGCGCGCCGAAAGTGAACGACGGGAGAAGGGTATTCTCGGCAAACTCAAAACCGCCGGTCATCCCCATCACGCCTTCCTCATACTGGCGCTTGATCTGCTGCGAGGACTGGAACAGGCCCTTGAGCGAGTCCACAAGATCCACATTCGACTGAGTGTCGATGCGGGCCATGTAGGTCTCTGCGGCTGGTGCAAGGTTGTCGCGCAGAATCTTGCGGCCACCCAGAACGTTGCGCAGGGTTTGCGCGCTGCCGGAACCGTTCACGGTGTTGTACACGCTGGTGAGCATCGACATCGAATCCGCTTCGATGGACGCCGCAAGCTGCGCCATCGCGGGTTCAAGCACCTGCTGCGAGAAGTCGAAGATGTTCAACGCCAGCTGCTGCGAGTTGAACACGGTATGCACGCCGCGCTGGGTGGCAACGGTCAGGGTCGTGTTCGTTTCCTGCACGTCCTGAAGGTTGAGCGCCTGGCCGGTCGTGGTGGTGAACTTGTTGGGCAACCGGATCCGCAGGGTGCTACCGATCTTGGCGCCCTCGACAGCGAAAGAACTGTCATAGGTGCGATTGATCGAACCGACGAAGTTCAACTTCTGGTGCAGGATCGCCAACGCCGCGTTGGTGATCTTGTCAACGTTAAGCAAAGTATTGGCCATAGGAGGCTCACTTTCGTGAATGCGCCGTCGTCACGACGGGGCGGGGGCGGCTTGCCTAGGGCCGCCTTTGAAGGGGATACGGCTACGCGGGCGCGCGCCTCAGCGCCGGGTTCGCCGCTGATCGTTGAACCATTTCGTCCAGGCTTCGGGGTTCTTGCTGGCGTCAGGTTCGCCCCCCACTTCGGCGCGCGCGGCGCTGATGGGGCTGATCGGCGGGGCGACACGGCTAATTGCCCTGGGAGCCGTCGCAGGCTTTGCAGCCATCCGCGCGACTTCCACGGCCATCCGGGCAGGCGACAAACGAGCAAGGCGCGAGGCTTCGTCCGGGTTCTTCCCAAGTTCGTAATAAACTCGGGCGCCGTCCTCTTTGCCTAGCGCAGTCACGGCTTCCAGAAGCGCGGGCGAAGGGCCGCCCAACATCTGGAAGTTAGACACAGCCTCTTGAAAATCGGGGAACCGGCTTTCGCCGTGGTCCGCGATCTCATTGCAAGCCGCGTTGAAGCGGTCTGCCTCTACTTGCTGCGCCGCGATGCGCTGCACTTCCGACGCTGGCACGTAGCCGGCGGGGATTTGCGGTGCGTCCTGCTGCTGCGGATACTGCTGGCCCTGCTGAATGGTGCGCAGATAGCCGGCAAGATGTTCCGCTTGTCGCCGTGCTTCATGCTTCTCCCGCGTCAGTTCGTCGATACGCTGCTGGAACCACGGCTTGCGCTTCGGTTCCTCTGGCGTTTCGGCCTGTTCTGCGGTGTCTGCCTGTTGCTCCTGCCCGGTGTCTGGAGCCGTATCGTTGGCGGGCTGAGGCACAGATTCGCCGGTAT